GCCTAAGATTGAAACACCTAAAGTTGAACAACCAAAACAAACAGTATTGCCTAAAGAAGAGACAAAGCAGCAAGAAATAATTAAAACAGAAGTACCTAAGGATAATTTAAAAGGTGCGCCGAAAGCTTTAGCTGACTTAATGAAGCAAAACGGTGTAGGCATTGAAGAAATACAAGCTGTTGTTGCGAAACGAGGATATTATCCTTTAAATACACCTATAGAAAACTATGATCCTCAATTTATAACCGGAGTTTTAGTAGGTGCATGGTCTCAGGTATTTAATATGATTTTGGAATATAGAGCAGAAAACAACATATTTACACCGGTTACAAACGATAAAGAAATACCTGAAAATTTTAAATAGAAAAGGAGATTAAATTATTATGGATAACATGGAAAGAGAATTAGGATGGGACGACCAAATAGAAAATGACGGTCCGGAATTTGTTACACTTCCGGAAGGTGATTATGACTTTGAGATTACTACTTTCGAAAGAGGAAGACACAACGGAAGTGACAATCTTCCTGCTTGCAATAAAGCTATTGTCCACATAAAAATAGAAGGACCGCAAGGAGTTTCTACGATAAAACACAACTTATTCTTACATTCTAAAACCGAAGGTTTGCTTTGTGCTTTCTTTACGGCAATAGGTCAACGTAAAAAAGGTGAAAAGTTAAAAATGAATTGGAATCAGGTCGTCGGTTCAAAAGGCAGAGCTAAGGTAGGTGTTAAAAAATGGACATACGAAGGTAAGGAATATGAAGGTAATGAAATCAAAAGATTTTATGAACCCGCAGAGAGCCCAAACAAAGGATTTGAAGCAGGGAGGTTCTAACAATGAAATTAAGACCATACCAGCAAGAAGCAAAGGAAGCTATATTTTCTGAGTGGGAAAAAGGCAATAAAAAAACCTTGCTTGTGCTTCCGACAGGTACCGGTAAAACAATAGTATTCTCAGGGGTAACATCTGATTGCGTGCGAAACGGTGAGCGTGTTCTTATCATGGCTCACCGTGGGGAACTCCTCGACCAGGCAGCAGACAAGTTATCTAAAAGTACGGGTTTAGGTTGTGCAGTAGAAAAAGCAGAAGAAAGTTGTTTAGGTAGTTGGTTCAGAGTTGTAGTTGGATCTGTTCAATCTCTAATGAGAGAAAAAAGACTGCGACAGTTTGCTTCAGATTTCTTTGACACAATCATAGTCGATGAAGCGCATCATTGTATATCGGATAGTTATCAAAAAGTTTTAAATTACTTTAATTAAGCTAAGGTTTTAGGAGTAACAGCTACCCCTGACCGTGGAGATATGAAGAATTTAGGTTCATACTTTGAATCATTAGCATATGAATACACTTTACCCAAAGCTATAAAAGAGGGCTATTTAAGCCCAATTAAGGCGCAAACTATACCTTTAAAATTAGATTTAACATGTGTTGGTCAGCAAGCAGGGGACTTTAAAACAAGTGATTTAGGTACAGCACTGGACCCATATTTATATCAAATAGCTGATGAAATGGTTAAATGCTGCATGGATAGAAAAACAGTAGTATTTTTACCGCTTATAAAGACAAGTCAAAAATTCAGAGATATTTTAGAGAGCAAAGGGTTTAAAGCTGCAGAGGTTAACGGAAACAGTCAGGACAGGGCTGAAGTATTAGCTGACTTTGATGCCGGAAAATACAACGTACTTTGCAATTCCATGCTTCTTACCGAAGGTTGGGACTGTCCATCTGTAGATTGTATAGTTGTGCTTAGACCAACTAAGATTAGAAGTTTGTACAGTCAGATGGTAGGACGTGGCACAAGGTTATTCCCTGGAAAGGATCACCTTCTACTACTGGATTTTCTATGGCATACCGAAAAGCACGAGCTTTGCCATCCTGCACATCTGATATGTGAAAATGAAGAAGTTGCACAGAAGATGACAGAAAATATAGAAGCTGCAGGATGCCCGGTTGATATCGAAGAAGCTGAAACAAAAGCTACTGAAGATGTTGTTGCTCAGAGAGAAGAGGCACTTGCTAAAAAGCTTCAGGAAATGAAAAGTCGTAAGCGTAAATTGGTTGATCCTTTGCAGTTTGAAATGAGTATCCAGGCTGAAGACTTAGCAAACTACGTGCCGGCATTTGGTTGGGAAATGAGTCCACCCTCTGACAATCAGATTAAAACACTTGAGAAATTAGGAATATTTCCCGATGAAATTGACAATGCCGGGAAAGCTACTAAATTGTTAGAAAGACTTGATAAAAGACGTATTGAAGGACTTACAACTCCTAAGCAAATACGTTTCTTAGAAGGTAGAGGTTTTGAACATGTAGGCACATGGCAATTCGAAGCTGCTAAGCATTTAATAGATAGGATAGCAGCTAATGGTTGGAGAGTGCCACACGATATTATACCAAATGAATATACACCACCTATATATGATAATGCAATGGGTTGGTAAGAAGGGAGTTTAAGTTATGATACAAAATATTGAAATTACCAAATTACACCCACATTATAATAATCCCCGCAAGGATTTAGGCGATTTGACAGAGCTTGCGGAAAGTATAAAAGCAAGAGGAGTATTGCAAAATCTTACGGTAATACCTTGGTTTTCGAAGATTACCGGGGCAGGAGCAGATGATCCTAAACAACAGGAAGAAATGGGATACATAGTAATTATTGGACATAGACGTCTAGCCGCTGCTAAACTTGCAGGATTAACAGAAGTTCCATGCGTTATAACTAATAT